TTTCTGGCATAATAACGGCAAATTCTTCTGGATTATCTATTTCCGGAGTTTCTACTGTAACGGAATTAGTTGTTGATGATGTATTAAAAATTTCTGGCATAATAACGGCAAATTCTTCCGGATTGTCCGTTTCCGGTGTTTCTACTGCTACATCATTTAGTGGTAGTGGATCTAACTTAACAGGTATTGTTACTAATATTCAAGCAGGAGCAAATATAACTATTCTTGAAAGTCCTACTGGTAATTTTATAGTTACTTCTACTGCTTCTGGGGGATCTGCTGGAGCTGCAGCATCAATTACAATTAATGATGAATCTACGGATACGGCATGTTATCCAATATTTGCAACTGATGCAACTGGGGATCTGGAATTAAAATCGGATTCTAGTAATTTACTTTATAACTCAAACACAGGAGCATTAACTGCAACTACTTTTGAAGGTGATGGATCAAGATTAACTGGAATTACTACACTTATTGAAGCAGGTAGTAATATTACCATTACAACTTCTAATGGAATTAGCACAATAAACTCTACTGCATCAGGTGGAGGTGGAAGTGGAACTGGTTATTTTTCCAATGATCAAAGTAATTCGGGTATACACACAACAGCAGCTCACGTTGGTTTAGGTACAACTAATCCATCTACATCAGTTCAAATTAATGATGTATACGGAATCGAAACAGAATCAGGAACATTTACAGCAACTGCGGGTGCTGCATATACTGCAAATACATACACCAGTTCCGATTTTGTAACTTCAGAATATACATTATTCTTCCAACATTCATCTGGTATTCAATCTCAAAAAGTATTGATTATGGATGATGAGACCACAGCCTATTCTCAAGAATATGGAATTATGTATAGTGATGATCTTTTAATTTCTGTTGGTGCAACAGTTACATCTGGCAATGTAGAACTTTGGTGGACACCAGAATCTGGAGTTAGTGGAATTATTACTTATAGATTTACTAGAGAAACAATGATCTGATGAAAAGATACGAATTATCCGTTACAAGTCCAGAATATTGGTCTGAGATTCATAATGCATTAATTGTTGATTCTAATCAAGATGGTATTCCTGATAGACAAGTTACATGTACTGATTCTAAAGAACATAGTCCTACTCGGGGAACTTATGAATTAACAGAAGAAGAAGCAGCAGAGATTGCTACCCATCCTCATGTTAAATGGATTGAATTATCTCCCATTGATAATCCAGATGCATATCCAGAACCACAGTTTGCCACAAAAAGGTTTAAGAAGAATGTAAAGTTCTATCGTGATGTATCTTCTGCAAGTATACCTGCAACTAGTCCCACTTCTGTCGAACTAGATAGATCTAATTATGGAGTAGCAAGACCAACTGTTAGAGAAACTGGCACATTCTTCTCAGATAATAGTGGCACTGTTGCAGTTCAAGAAGGAGATGTTTCTTACAATCTTACCGGAAGAAATGTAGATGTCATTATTCAGGATAGTGGAACTCTACAATATCATCCAGAATTTATGGATGGAAATAGTCAATCAAGAGTGAGAGATATTATTCTTGATGGTCCATATTATATTGATCCAGATTATTTTTTAGTTAATGGATATACAACTACAAGAGCAGATGGTAGAGAAACAGGGTCGGAAGTGGAATCAAGAGCATGGTGGACAAATAGTTCTAATAGATCTGCAGCATTTGCATCTGAAGGAACAGTAACAATTCCCTCTACATATACAGAAAATAACGCTCTTGGAAATTCCCTTGATGGAACTAATGGATTAGGAAGTGGACATGGAACTGCATGTGCATCATTGGTAGCAGGTAAGAACTTTGGCAATGCTTTCGAGGCAAATATATGGAACATGTCTTGTGTTGGTTCAGATTCTGCAGGATTTAGTATTGAAGCAGCATATGATGCTATGAAAATATGGCACAGAAATAAACCAATCAATTCAGAAACTGGTAGAAAAAATCCAACAATTATTAATGGTAGTTGGGGTTATCAAGCAGCATTTTCATCTGGTGATACTGTAATCTATAAATTTAGAGGTTCGACAGGTTCATTTACTGGAAATGATGCAGTAACAGATCAGATTACTGCAATGAAAGATGGACTTAACAATCAAATCCTTGGTGCATATAGGTCTTGGTCTACTTCTTCACGTTCCAATTCAATCAATGCTGCCGCAGATGAATTAATGTCTGAAGGTGTCATTTATGTTGCTGCAGCAGGTAACAATAATCAAAGACTTGGTATTGGTGCAAATGATCCAGATCGTTTGAATTATTTGGAAGATGATTGGTATAGTACAACAGATCCTAGAGATGAATTTCCATCAACTACAGTTCCTTGTAATCACAGAGATTGGATGAATCCACAAGGAATTGGGTTTGACGAATCAAAAGATTTTCATCCAGTTGTATGTGTTGGTGCATTAGATGATACTTTGACAACTGCTGGTGCAGAATATCAAGCATCATATTCAAATAATGGTCCTGGTATTGATGTTTGGGCTCCAGCAGACGAAACTCTAGCTGCTGGGACAAATGGTGTTTCTGGTTATGTTGACTATGAAAGATATGATGATGATAGATTTTATGACGCATCTTTTAATGGAACTTCTGCTGCTTGTCCAGTTGCATGTGGTTTAATTGCATTATTTTTGGAGGCAAATCCAACTGCAGATTCTAGAGCAGTGCATAATTGGTTGAAAGATCATGGAACAACACTTTTAGAAACAACATCATCTACAACTGTTGGTGATGGATTTTTAGATCAATACTCTGATGATACTCAAACTACTTATTGGACTGGTCAATATAACTTAAGAGGTGCTGAACCAAGAGTTACTTATAATCCATATGCTAATGATGATAAACCATCTATTGAAGGTGTAACTCTTGAAGGAATAAACGTATCATACGAATAAATATCTAAAAAAGACTTATGGCTGATAAAGATTTTGGAATAAAAAGGATTAATCTTATTAGTTCTTCTGGAACACCTAAAATAACAAGTCCAACCACTCTTAATCTAAATGCATCAACTGTTGCTATTAGTACAGATGCAACTATTGGAGGTAAGATTCAGTCTGATGTTATTGTTGGCACTGGATATTCTGTAGGTATTGGATCCACTCAACCACAAGGAGTACTTGATGTCAATGGTGATGCCAATATTTCTGGTGTTGTAACTGCCACTTCATTTACTGGAAGTGGATCTAACTTAACAGGTATTGTTACTGGTATTGAAGCAGGAGACAATATAACCATTTTAGAAAGTCCTGCTGGCAATTTTATAGTTACTTCTACTGCTTCTGGATCTACTGGAACTGCAACAACAATTACACTTGCAGATGAATCTACAGATACAGCATGTTATCCAATATTTGCAACTGATGCAACTGGAGATCAAGAACCAAAAACTGGATCAAATTTAACATTTGATTCTAATACAGGAGCATTAACTGCCACTTCATTTACTGGTGATGGTTCTAATCTAGTTGATGGTAAATGGACACTTGGTGCTAATGGTACTAATGATTACACATTTACTGGTATTGGATTTACTCAAACAACTAATGATCCAGTTCTTTATCTCGCAAGAGGTAATGTATATGAATTTGTAAATAATTCTGGGGGTAGTCATCCCTTCCAAATTCGTGTTTCTAATGGAGGTGCAGCTTATAGTGATGGAGTAACAAATAATGGGTCTGCAACTGGAACCATAAAATTTGAAGTTCCATTTAATGCACCAAATACATTGTATTATCAATGTACAAATCACAGTTCAATGGGAAATACAATCAACGTATATCCAACTACAGCATAAAGTATAAACTAAATAGTTAAAAAAGAGTTTAAGAATAGTTATGTTAGGAACATATTTTTATCACGAAATAATAAGAAAAACTGTTATTGGATTTGGAACTCTTTTTAACAATATAGAAATTAGAACCAAAAATTCTGATGGAACTTTCGCACAAGTGATGAAAGTTCCATTGGCATATGGTCCAATGAGTAAATTTCTTGCTTTAATTGAACAGCAAGCAACTTATAAAAACCGAGTGGCAATTACGCTACCCAGAATGTCATTTGAGATGATTGGATTATCTTATGATCCATCAAGAAAAACTACAGTAACACAAACTTTCCAATCTGGCAATCAGTCTACTCCCAAAAAAGTGTATATGCCAGTACCATATAATATTAATTTTACACTTTCTATTGCTACAAAACAGAATGATGATATGTTGCAGATAGTTGAACAAATTTTACCATATTTTCAACCATCTCTTAGTGTTACGATTAATTTAGTTTCATCAATTGGAGAGAAAAAAGATGTTCCAATTATTTTAGATTCTATCACAATGGCAACTGACTATGAAGGTAATTTTGAAGATAGATCGACGATCATCTATAATTTAAACTTTACCGCAAAGAGTTATCTATTTGGAGCAATAGCATCTGAGACTTCTGGACTTATCAAAAAAGTTGATGTTGATATGTATAGTAATGTAAATAAATCTGCACCAAGAGAAATTAGATATAGTGCTACTCCAAGAGCAGTAAAGGATTATAATAATGATTCAATTACTAATATCACTGAAGATGTAGATATCAATGAAACAATCATATCACTCAATGATGCATCAACTTTCTCAGTTGATGATTATATTGAAATTGGAAGTGAAACAATGGAAATTGTATCCATAGATGGAAATACAGTTAAGGTTAAGAGAGGTGTTGAGGGAACAGGACCTCAAAAGCATTATATTGGAGATGCAGTTAATGCAATAACTGCAGATGACGATGCATTGATTCCTTTGGGTGATGATTTTGGATTTAATGAAACTATGTCATTCTTCTCAGATTTTAAATCCTATAATCCAGTAACAGGAGAAGATATTTAATATATGGAAAGATTTTCTGAAATAAACGATGCTTTAGATGTCAATAGTTCTATAAGTGAAACTACTGTAGAAAAGTTTGAAAATACTAAGAAGTCCATTGAA